CGATCTATCATCACACGGACGCGGTCAATCAGTGCCCGTTATTATGGGAGGAAATGACTACACCAAACTGGCAACATCACTCAAAGAAAGATGTAAAACGTAAGTTAAAACCACAGGCTATGCGTTCACGCAGGGACGCACTACAATCACTCAAACGGAAACTTTATGCCACTCCTAGGAAAAACACGCTATGATGATTATGAGGTCCTTCTTGAGGACCAAGCTGGCGACCTACATATCACGTACGTCGTAGCTCCCAATAGTGAGCAGGCTGCATGGTCTGCTATGGAGCTATCCACACAGCGTAATTGTACACTTAAGGATGTGAGGATGTGTGATGAGTGGTAAGTATTACCCAAACAACTGGGAAGCTATTCAGGATGCACCTGATGAGCTGTTTGATCCATGTACTTGGGAAGAGTTCTTTGAGTGGAAGGTATGTGCATGGGAGATTCCTGCTTCTGTGTCATGTATTATACGTGCTGAGAACACCAAGACTGGTAAGGTAAAGGAGCATGTGTATCAGCAACCTAAGGCAGCACAGAACAGGCTGCTACGGTACATGGAGGACGGTGATTATGAGGTTACTGTCTGCAATGCTGATTCTATCCACCTAGTTAAGCGAGGCTATTACGATGAGTCTGATCACGATTGATGAGTACAAGGAGTTCATTGATGAGCATCCAGAGATGGAGCAATGCTATGACTTCAGCCGAGAGGCACTGGACTATTGGTTTGAGAACACTATCGAGGAGCATTGATTGGCAACACCTGCACAAATTGAGGAACAAGTAAAGTTTGAAAGGGAAGCGATTCGTCATGGACTTGAACGACTACGCAAGAACACAAAGGATCTGGAGGAGAAAACCTATGCATCTGCAACTGTATATGGCTGCAGTAGTATTTCTACTCTTTTGCCTTTGGTTACCAGACGGATTGAAGGAACCAACAAGCGAATTCGAGAAGGTAAAACAGGAAGAGCTTTCAAGGAGATCCATGAATTCTTGGAGCCAATCGATTCAAGTGCAGCAGCAGCAATTGCGTTAAAGATTATCTTTGACAAAGTATTTGCTGTTAAGGATGCCAATAAGCTACAGGACATCACCAAGGCTATTGGTGTTGCTATTGAACAAGAAGCACAGATGCAGTTCTATGAGAAGAACTGTCCTGGATTACTTGAAACGATTAAGAAAAACTATTGGCACAACACAACAGGAACACATCAGAAGTTTGTCATTGTACGGACACTAATTCAACGTTATGATGTACCACAATGGACACCATGGCATATAACGAATAAGGTTCGATTAGGTGGTTGGCTATTAGATTGCATTATGGAATCTAGTGGTTGGTTCACAATCATCACAACATCTGATGGACGTAAGAAATCTAACTATGTAGTACCAACACCTGAGTTTATATCAATCAAGGACGAGGTGATGGCTAATGCAGAGTTATTCAGTCCGATTGCTTATCCGATGTTGATTGAGCCTAATGATTGGTCTGAGAATCGATCAGGTGGTTATCTTTTGAATGAGGTAATGCGAGGCCACGACATGGTTCGTCGCGGTGTCGGATTAATACAGGGAGAAACACCATACCAATTCCTGAATAAGATTCAGAAGGTTGGTTATCGACTGAATCCGTTTATAGTAGGAGTCGCTGAGACTTTACTAGAACGAGGTTATCAAGTTGGTAAGTTTGTTCCTATTGTGGAGGTTCCTCTTCCACCTAAACCTGTAGATATTGCGACCAATAAAGAGAGTCGTAAAGACTACAGGAGAAGAGCTGCTGAGACTATGAATCTCAATGCAGCATCTTTCAAGAAGTCATGTAGAACACGCATGACAATGGAAGCTGTAAGAATGTTCAAAGATAAAAATGAGTTCTTTATTCCTTGGTCTTTTGATTATAGAGGAAGAGCTTATCCTATCCCTGCATTTCTTACACCACAAGACACGGACTTTGGTAAGTCATTACTGAAGTTTAGTCAGGAAGCTTTCATGAACTCATATGCTGAGGAATGGTTAGCATTTCAAGTAGCTACTACTTATGGTCTTGATAAAGCTCCTATGCATGAACGTATGCAATGGGTAGCTGAGAATGATGAGGTGATTTCTGCTGTCGCTCAAGATCCTATTGGTAATCTTCCTATTTGGGAAGCAGCTGATGAACCCTGGCAGTTCTTAGCAGCATGTGATGAATACTATCATTGTGTCATTAACTGTGATCGAAATTACACTTCTCTGCCAGTTGCAACTGATGCCACCTGCTCTGGTTTACAGATACTCGCCGGACTATGCCGAGACGCAAGAACTGCAGGTCTTGTCAATGTCCTGCCAGCAGAGCGACCCCAAGATGCTTATGCCGTCGTCGCCGAGCACGCTAAACCAAACGTCCCTGAGTCTGTAAGGAACTACATGGACAGGAAGACAGTCAAACGTGTTGTCATGACTGTCCCATACAATGCCAAACCTCATAGTAATCGTGGATACATACGTGAAGCATTACTTGAGAAAGGTATAGAAGTTGATAAGGATGATCTAACTGCTACTGTCAAGGCAGTACGTGATGCCATGGATGAGGTTGTACCGGGTCCTATGGCTGCTATGAAATGGATTGAAGCTGAGGTAGCTAAAGCTATCAAGCGAGGAGCAACAGAACTTGAGTGGGTTACACCATCAGGTTTTGTGGTCACTCAGAAGCTTAATAAGAAGCTTACTGAAACCATTAAGTTGCAGTTATTGGGTCGTGTTGAGATCAGGGTTGCTACTGAAGATAGCGATAAGGTTGACTTAGCACATCACAAGAACGCAACTGCTCCTAATCTTATTCATAGTCTTGATGCTAGTTTATTGCATCTTTCAGCATTACGATTCGATGCACCGATCTCACTAATACATGATTCGGTTTTGTGTCGTGCTACTGATATGTCTGAGCTATCATCGATTGTCCGTCAAACTTACATGCATCTATTTGCTGAGAACTCTTACTTAGAGTCATGGGCAGATCAGATAGGTGCTGAAACAGAACCGCCGATCATTGGAGACCTCTGCCCGGAATCCGTGATTGAATCCACCTACTTTTTCTGCTGATGCCACGTAACATTATTAAAACTGAACAGCCTGTTGTCCTTGACGGTTATCAAGCTGTGATGAAGCCTAGCAAGTTTGGTTATTCTCTTGCTACGACTGTTGATCAGAAGCTAGTTGATAAGCTAGAAGATGATCGGACTGAAACACTGAAGTGGGCTGAGTCTAAACTCAAGAACCCTAAGCGCAGTGTACTTAAGCCTGAACCATGGGAGGAGGTAGCTGATGGTCAATACAAGATCAAGTTCTCCTGGAATGAAACCAACAAGCCACCTATTGTTGACACTGAAGGAACTCCAGTTACAGATGAATCAACACCTGTATATTCTGGATCAAAGGTCAAGATCGCGTTCTATCAGAAACCATACATTCTTAAGGATGGTGTTACTTATGGTACTACGCTTAAACTTGTTGGTGTGCAGATTGTGTCTCTCAACAGTGAAGCAGGAGTTGACACAGGAGACATGAACGCTGAGGATGTTGCTGCATTGTTTGGTAATACCCAAGGCTACAAAGCTGGTGATCCAAATGTTGTCACTGAATCCACTGAAGATGAGGTAGACTTCTGATGACTGTCACTACTGAAGATGGAGGTCGTCAGAACCTCTTTGCAAAAGAACCACCTATGGAGATTATGGACGTGTACGAAACCCACAATGAAAAGGCTGAGAAGCTTAATGGTCGTCTTGCTATGCTTGGTGTCATGGCGGCTTTGGGTGCTTATGCTGTAACTGGTCAGTTGATTCCTGGTATCTGGTAATGGCTTTCCGATCAGGACTTGAGGAAAAAGTCGCTGATCTGATGGTAGAGTTAGGAGTTGATTATGAATATGAATCTACGAAAGTTCCGTATCAAATTCAGCATAATTACACTCCTGATTTTCTACTGCCTAATGGCATCTACCTTGAATGCAAGGGGTACTGGGAGGCGGATGATCGTCGTAAGATTAAAGCCGTCAAGGAGCAACATCCAGAGATTGATTTGAGGATGGTCTTCCAATCCCCTTTTAATAAGATCAGTAAGAAATCAAAAACTACATACGCACAATGGTGCGACAAACACAATATACCTTGGACGAGTTTTGCAAACATTCCAGTCGAATGGCTCGTCTGAGTTTCTTAGACATGAGCCATGTTCCACTTGTGGTTCGTCTGATGGATTAGCAGTCTATACAGATGGACACACCTATTGCTTTGTGTGTCATGAGTGGTCACCTGGCACCAATGCTGTTGTTCACAATCACACAATGACCACCACCTATAAAGG